GATTCGAACAGGAGCGGAATCAGACTAAGAATACTGGATACTGCCACCACGAGAGACGCTGCTCCTGCTGCTCCAGATACTGCCAAAGCAGAAAGTCCAGTAGAAAATGCAAGAATACCTGCGCCTGCGGCCAGACATCCCACTCCCAATACAGCAATGGCGGCCGAAAGTCCTAAAATAGCTGGGGTCAATGGTCCTAATGCAACTCCTGCAACGCCGAGAACAGTGAAAGAACCAGCCAGTGCCACCAATCCTTTAGCAATGCTCTCCCAGGACATATTTCCCAACGACTTTAGAACTGGGGTAAATATCGCTAACGCAGCGGACACCGTAAGAACTGCTGCCGCACCCGGAAGTGCAGTCTTCATCGCATTAAGCGCCACAACAAGAATGGTCATGGAACCTGCAAGGGTTACTAATCCTCTGGCGATTTCATCCCAGGACATTCCACCCATATTTCGGACTGCTTCGCCGATGATGAGTAATGCCGCACCGACTTCTATCATTCCAGTTGCTTTCGATATC